CACCTAACTACCTACGCGATGTTATCGGAGTTATCGATTCATCTCGTCCATTTATTGATTCAATCGAGCGCGCTCCACTTCCAGCATCAGGAATGAAAATTTTCACTCCAAAGCTAGGAACTCAAGCAACTGTTGCTCAAACTGCTGAGGGTGTTGAGTTTTCATCAACTGACACAGTTGTAACTTTCCAAGAAGACAACATTGTTAAGTTTGCAGGTGCAAATGTAGTAAATGTTGAATTATTTGATCGTTCAGACCCATCTTTCGCTGATCTATTAGTTCGTGAGTTAGCAGCATCTTATGCACAAAAGACAGATGCTTATGCAGCAAACATTGCAGCACAAAACTCAATTGGTTCAACTGGATCATCTATCTACAAAGCCATCGCTGATGGAATTGCAGATTCTTATGGCGTAATGCGCTTTACACCAAACCGCCTATTAGTTGCACCTTCAGGTGGAGCAAATAGCATTGACTTCGCTGGATTACTTGGCGAGGTTGCAGATGGTCGTCCTCTATTCGCTGCAGCTGCTCCACAAAACGCAGCTGGCTTACTAACACAGGGTTCAACAAATGGAACAGTCGCAGGACTTAACCTAGTTGTAGATCCTAACTACACAGGCAACGATGCAGGTGTCAAGTATGGATTAGTTTATCCATCAGCAGCAATGCGATTCCATGAGAGTGGCACAATTGAACTTCGTGCCAATTTGGTTGCTAATGGACGCATCGAGATCGGTCTTTATGGTTATGTAGCCGTAGTAAACCGCTTCCCTACTGCATTCCGTTATTTAACAGTAGCGTAATTTAACTGAGTGCCTGAGGTTGCTCCCGATCTCAGGCATCCATTAATGGGAGTAAGGAGATGACACTTGCCTAGTATAATTTCAGCATCAGAGTTGAGAGCCGTATTAGGCGTGTCATCTTCCTTGTATAATGACAATTATCTAAATCAAATTATTGACACAGCAGAAACTGTTATTCTGCCAATGCTTGTTACATTCAAAAGCCCGATTCAAAAAGTGTCGCTGACTGATAATGTCGCCAGTTTTACTACACTAGGAATTCATGAATTTACCGAAGGACAATCAGTTGTCATCACAGGATGCGGAACACCTTACAATGGAACGAGAACAATACTTGCAGACAATCTTGGCGAGTATACCTTTTCAGCTGCAATCACAAATGCCGACATCAATGAAGCAAATGTTATTCCAAGTGGAGTTGCCACTTTATCTGGAGCATCAACTTATGTTGGAAACGCAGCTGTTCAGTCAGCTGTCTACACAGTTTCAGTAGAGGTTTTTCAAGCAAGACTTGCAGGTGGTGGACAAATCGAAGGCGTTGATTTTACAGCTACACCTTTCAGAATGGGTCGCTCATTATTTAACAAATGTGTAGGATTATTAGGTTCTTATATGGATACTGAAAGTATGGCTCTCTAGTGCCTAACCAAACAATTCTTGAGCAGGTTCGCACACCTTTAGCAACTGCTTTATCTAGCGTTGCAGGAAATGTTTATTCATTCGTGCCTGAAACAGTTATTCCACCAGCAGTTGTAGTTGTGCCTGATTCACCATATTTAGAATTCGAAACAATAAGTAAGTCAAATATTCGCGCTAAGGTCAACATGACCATCACAGTTGCAGTTGCTTACAATAGCAATCCTGCATCACTCGATAACATCGAGCAGTTAGTAATAAGTGTTCTGGCAGTAATTCCAGCAGGATATATTGTCAGTTCGGTTGAAAGACCAACAGTCACACAAGTAGGAGCATCAACTTTGCTTATTGCAGATGTTAGAGTTAGCACCTATTACCAGAGAACAATCTAAGGAGAAAAATGCCAACGACAGTTATTACCGGTCGAGATATTACCTTCACTATTGGCGGTAATAATTTCGATGCACAAGCAACAACAGCAACACTTACTGGTGAGATGGATCGCCAGACATATCAGACACTAGACGGAAAAGTCTTTAAGGTAACTGATAACAATTTCACATTCGATGTTGAAATGCTAGCCGACTGGGGCGCAACTGGATCTCTATGCGAGATTCTATGGGGCGTTGCAGAGTCAGCACCAGACACAGCAATCAATACAGTTTTCACAGCTACATCAGGCGCAGTCTTTACTTTTCAGGTATTGCCAATGTGGCCTTCAGCTGGTGGAACTGCACCAGATGCACAGACTGTAACTTTATCATTCCAAGTTATTGGCGTGCCAACAGAAACCTTTTAATCAATAAACAAACGGGAGCAAACAAATGAAGTTACCAATTACAATTGAATATAACTCAGGTGAGCAAGCAACTTATATTGCCCAACCACCTGAGTGGGCTAAATGGGAAAAAACAACTGGCAACACCATAAGTCAAGCAAAAGAAAAACTTGGCATGTGGGATTTAATGTTTTTGGCTTATAATGCACATAAGCGAGAAGCAGCAGGAAAGCCAGTAAAAGGTTTTGATATTTGGATGGAAACTATCAGCGATGTAATAGTCGGTGATGCAAACCCAAAAGCCACCCAGCAGGAAGCCTAAGCAGATTATTGGTTGAGTTGGCAATTGCCACACAAATACCAATGAGCGAATGGGTTGATTCGGATGACATTCTAACAGCTATCGAAGTATTGGAGCAGAGGTATGGCAAGTGAAGCTATTGCATACGATAAAAAAGATCTGCGCGATATTTACAAGGCTTTCAAACTTATGGACGATCAGGCTACGGATGAGGCACGCCGCCAATCTGCTGCTTTGGCGTATTTTGCATCTCAAGAAATTAAACAAGCTGCTGGACAAAGAACAAAGAGTGGCAAGGTTGCGCAGAGAGTCGCGGATGGCGTTAGTATCTCTAAATCGAGCAAGATTGGTGAGTTCAGCTACGGCTTTGCAAGACAGAAGTTTTCAGGTGGTGCTACTACGCAAACCCTATGGGGTGGCGTTGAGTTTGGTTCAAATAAATTCAAACAGTTCCCTACATATTCTGGAAGGCAGGGTCGTGGATCTCGCGGATGGTTCATTTATCCAACCCTTCGCAGAATTCAGCCTGAATTGATTAATAAGTGGGAAGAAAGTTTTAATCGCATTATTAAGGAATGGATCTGATGGCTACTGGTAATCGCACGTTAAAATTATCCATACTTGCCGATGTTGATGACTTAAAAAAGAAGTTAGGCGAAGCTGATAAAGCCGTTGAAACTAACTCAAACAAAATTGCAGAGTTTGGAAAGAAAGCAGCTTTGGCTTTTGCTGCTGCTGGAGCTGCTGCTGGAGCATTCGCTATTTCAGCCGTTAAGGCTGCTGCTGAAGATGAAGTAGGTCGAAAAAAACTTGAACAAACTATTCGATCAAACACTCAAGCAACTGAGCAACAAATTGCAGCGATTGATGACTACATTACTAAACAATCAATTGCAACTGCAACAACCGATGATGTTTTAAGACCTGCATTAAGCCGATTAATTAGATCTACAAAAGATGTTACGCAAGCCCAAGATTTATTAAACCTTGCTCAAGAAATTAGCGTTGCCACAGGTAAGCCACTAGAAGCCGTTACAACGGCCTTAGGAAGGGCTTATGACGGCTCAAATACCGCTTTGGGTAGGTTGGGTATAGGAATTGATGCAGCTACGCTTAAAAGTCAAACTTTTGATGAAACTACTGAACAGTTAAAAAAGACCTATCAAGGTTTTATTGAAAACGAAGCAACAAATGCACAATTCAAATTTGAACAATTATCAATTGCTGTAAATGAAACTAAAGAATCAATAGGGGCTGCATTATTACCAATTGTAAAACAATTAGCAGACTTTTTATTAGTTTCAGTAGTTCCACAAATTGAGGCTTTTGCTGCTGGCTTAGTGGGCGAAAATTCAGTAACCGCAGGAGTTACGAAAGCAACTCAAGGCGCTTTCGAATTTGGTGAACAGTTAAAATCAACTATTCAATTTGTCATTAGCATTAAAGATGAACTTATATTATTGGGTCAAATAATTGCAGCCGTATTTGTTGCAAGTAAGATTGCTGCTTTTGTAACTGAAATTCAAATTTTAACAGGAGCGATGATAGGTTTGAAAGTTGCGGCCGAGTCTGCTGCTATCGCTACCGCAGCTGCAACTAAAATTAGTTTAGGTGTTATTGGCGCTGGCGCTGTTGCATTAGCAGCTATTGGAAATCAAGAATTTACACCAACTTTGCCGGGTGGGGCAGTATCTGGTAAAGGCGCTCCAGGTAAAAGTATTAGTAAATCATCATTACCATCAGTTCCTAAAATAAGTGGTAGTACATACACAACAGGGCAAGGTGTTACAAATATAACTGTTAATGCTATTGATGGCGAAGGTGCTGCGAGAGCTGTTGCTAAGGTTGTTAATGAAAGCGCAGCAAGATCTAATCCATACCTTTCACGAGCAGCCGTTAAACCATAACCATGAGTGCATGGACACCAGATTGGAAATTGACTGTCGGTGGGGTTGATTATACTGACATAGCAATAAGTGATATTCAGCATGAGGCTGGTCGAACTGACATTTATTTACAGCCTAACCCTTCCTATATTACAATAACTTTAGTTGCATTAAATAATCAAACCTTGCCTTTTGACATTAATGATAGTTTAGATTTACAGGTTAAAAATAGTTCAGCAACTTATGTAAATATATTTGGTGGCGACATTACGGATGTTGTTGTCGAGGTTGGTCAAACAGGTGCAATTACAACAGTTATTCAATACACACTTACTGCAATGGGTTCACTTGCCAAAATAGCCAAAGAAATCTACACAGGCACAATCTCACAGGATGAGGATGGCAACCAAATCTATGATGTTTTGTCTAGCGTATTACTTGGAACTTGGAATGATGTTCCAGCAGCTTCTCAATGGGCAACTTATAACGCAACAGAAACTTGGGCTAATGCAGTTAATCTAGGACTTGGCGAGATAGATCAACCCGGCCTTTATACTATGGAAAATCGTGGATCAGAACCAGACACCATTTACAACATTTTAAGTTTAATTGCTAACTCAGCCTTTGGATATTTATATGAGGATAATGCTGGAAACATAGGCTATGCCGATGCTGACCACAGGCAAAATTATCTATTGACCAATGGTTACGTTGATCTTGATGCTGGCCATGCTTTAGGTTCTGGCCTATCCACAGTAATGCGTTCTGGTGATGTTCGAAATGATGTTTTAATAAATTATGGCAATAACTTTAACTCACAGAAAACTGCTACCAGTGCCAGTTCGATTGCCCTATATGGCTACAAATCAGAAAGCATTAACTCAGTCTTACATTCAGCTGTAGATGCTCAGGCCGTAGCTGATAGATACATAGCCCAGAGAGCCTTCCCACAGCCACAATTCCAATCGATCACTTTCCCAATAACTAACCCTGAAATTGATAACTCAGATCGAGATGATTTGTTAGGCGTATTTATGGGAATGCCAGTCAATATCCAAAACTTACCCAACCAAATCTCACTAGGAGAATTTGAAGGTTATGTTGAAGGCTGGTCTTGGAGCACACGATTTAATGAGCTGTTCTTGACAATTAATGTTTCTCCAGTTGCATTTAGCCAAGTGGCGATGCGTTGGAATACAACTCCAGCCATAGAGGCATGGAACACTTTAAGCCCAACATTAACTTGGGAATACGCTACAATAGTCGCATGAGGATAGGATAAAATGGCAACCACTACCAATTACAGCTGGACAACTCCAGACGACACCGCGCTAGTCAAAGACGGCGCAGCAGCAATTCGCACACTTGGTTCATCTATTGATACCACAACCAAAAATTTGAATCCGTCAACAACTGCTGGAGATATTGAATATCGTTCATCAACTCCAAATGTAAATACTAGATTACCACTTGGAACTGCTGGTCAAGTATTAAAAGTTAATAGCGGAGCAACCGCACCTGAATGGTCAAGCGATAATGCCGGAATGACAAATCCAATGACCACAACAGGCGACACAATTTATTCATCAAGTGGTTCAACTCCTGCAAGATTAGGAATTGGTAGCACAGGACAAGTTTTAACTGTTTCAGGTGGCGTTCCGTCTTGGACTACTATTTCAAGTGGTGGAATGACTTTATTATCTACAACTTCTTTATCAGGTGCAACCACAACCATATCATCAATTAGTCAAGATTATATCAATTTATTTGCAATAATTACTGGCGTAACTAATGCAACTGCTAGCGGACAATTTTATTTAGAACCAAATGATGATGATAATTTTCAAAACTCAATAATAAACGCAGGAACAACAATGACTTTAGTTTCTGGTAATTTAGCAATTGTTTTAAGTGATACTGTAAATGCAATGAAACTTGATCTCAACAATAATGTTTTTACAGTTATGATCAATAATTACGCATCATCAACTACTTTCAAAACTTTTTCAACCGAATTTGGTTATGTGGATAGTGGTGACAATAGAAGATATGGTGGAGCAAAGGGTTACGCTAGGCAAACTGATGCAATTACTTCATTAGTTTTTAAAAATAGCGGTGGGAATCTTTCAACAGGTACAGTTCGACTTTACGGAGTAAAATAATGAGCAGACCAACAATAAGAATACATAATATACAAACAGATGAAGTTATAGATCGCGAAATGACTGTAAGCGAATATAAAATTCATCAAGAAAAACTTGCTAAATATCAAGCAGAAAAAGCCAAAACCGAAGCAACCGCAACTGCTAAGGCAGCAATTGCAGATCGTCTTGGCTTAACTGCTGATGAGCTTAAATTGTTACTTGGCTAATGAAGCCTTACCTATCTAAAGCTGCTAAAACGCTACGCGACCAAATAAATGAAACATGGTTGGATCGCGATAAGCGCAGCGATGGGTGGATTTCTGATAGTAAACATGCACTTCGAAAATCGGATCATAACCCACGACCAGACACAGCCGAAGTTTGCGCGCTCGATATTGACGCTGGCCTTTCTAACGAGCAAGGGATTAGTCATGCTCTGGCAGATCAGCTTCGACTCACAGCAAAAAAAGATAAGCGTATATCTTACATAATCCACGCTGGTAAAATATGTTCAGCAAAGTCGCTTTGGCGTTGGGTTAAATATCGGGGCATTAACCCACACCATAAGCACATCCATGTAAGTTTTAAGCCAGATCAAAATGGCGACAAGTTCGACATCCCACTACTGAAAGGCAACTAATGAAAATCACTAATAAGCAAAAGGCAGTTCTAAAGTCTTACTTTCGTGGAGTGTTAGTTTCATTTTTAACATTCTTAGCAAGTAATGAACTTGGATTAGATCCAGTTGTATCAGTAGTTATTGCAGCACTTGCCGGACCAGCAGCTAGGGCTTTGGATAAGACTGAGGGTGAGTTTGGTGTTGGTTCAGAAAAATGAGTCCGAACGAATTAGTCGCATTTGGCGTTGGCGTTTGCAGTATCGCAACCGCTTTATTGCTGGCTCTACGATGGGTTATTAAAAGTTTCCTAAGTGAACTCAAGCCTAATGGTGGCAGTTCTATGAAGGATCAATTAAATCGACTTGAAAAGCGTGTCGATGATCTATTTACAATAATTAGCAAGTCATAATTTAATCATGGCGAACACACGGAAACACACTAAACGAAAAAAAGTCAACCGGAGAGTAGTTCGCCACACTCCTGAGCCTTTAAATAAATTAGAAGTTTTCTATATTGCCAAACATGAAATGTTTAGAGCTGCACGCAAGGCTGGATTTAGTGAGTCATGTGCGCTTTATTTAATGGATAATCCTGAGTCAATGCCTGACTGGATCGTAGGCGATAAAGGGATCATCCCAACTATTCCTACTCCAGATGAGGATGACGATTAAGCGATACTTGGTTATTTCGGATTTACAAATCCCATACCACCATGAAGTAGCTGTAAAGAATGTTATAAAGTTAGCACGCAAAGAAAAATTTGATAGTGTATTGGTGGTCGGAGATGAAATTGATTTCCAGACCATAAGCCGTTGGGCGGAAAAAACCCCTCTTGCTTACCAACAAACCTTAGATGATGATCGCAAAGCAACCCAAGATATTCTTTGGTCTTTGACTGAAAATGCAAAAGAAGCTCATATTGTTAGATCAAACCATACAGATAGACTTTACAATACTTTATTAAAAGTGCCGGGCTTGATTAGTTTGCCTGAGCTGCAATACTCCAAGTTCATGGACTTTGATTCTTTAGGCATAACTTTCCACAAATCATTTTATGAGTTTGAAAAAAATTGGATATTAGCGCACGGGGATGAAAGTAATGCCAATCCTAACGCTGGCCTGACTGCCCTAAATCTTGCCAAAAAGGTCGGTAAGAGCGTAGTTTGTGGGCATACCCATAAATTGGGTCTATCATCGTTTTCTGAGGGCTTAGGAGGCCAATACAGGACGATTTACGGCATAGAAACCGGAAACTTAATGAATAAGGCTAAGGCGAGTTACACAAAAGGGATCGCCAACTGGCAAATGGGTATTGTAATTCTTGATTGGAATGGCAAAAACATGACTCCAACCCTTATTCCGATTAATAAAGATGGCTCATTTACAGCTCTAGGAAAGAGTTATGGGGCTTGAAACAGACTATAAAGTTCGCACGATTGATGACCATATCGATGACTTTGAGGATATTGGCGTTATCTAATCGTTATAAAACACGCGCCAAGAAGTTATTGCGCTGTCGGTAAATCCAGTCATACTAATCCCAACGCAAACAAATGTTTTGCGGAACGGGAGCAATAATGGAAATCGTTGGAATGTGGTTATTAATTGCAGGAAGCATGGCAGTTGCATGGTGGCTGATAAAGCACACAAACAATGAACACTACGAAAACGGGTATTGGTCTGGCCGTCAGGATGGGTGGCGTGCTAGTTTGGAACACCAAGAGCGTGTAAGAAAAATGAAGTTAGATCAGGTTTTTGATTATGACAAAAACTGAAAAACTGCTACAAGATGCGCTCGCACTTATCCACGAACGAGGAATGCAGTATGGTCATCCAGCAATCCAAATGGATCGAATTGCCAAATTATGGTCTGCGTATCTTGGTTATCCAATCACATCAAATCAAGTTGCAGGCTGTATGGTCATGCTCAAACTCAGTCGCAGCGTTGAAAGTCCAGAAGTTATGGATCACTACCAAGACGCAATTGCGTATATTGCGATCTCAAAAACCTGCCATGAATACATGCAGGACAAAGACTTTGAATGGGAGCACTAAAAATGGGTTTTAACTTAGATGATTATGAGGATGTTGCAACACTGAATAAATGGTTTATCGAAAACTACCCAATGGGCAGATCAGATATTTCAGTTATCAGCCATGATCCTAAAGAGGGTTACATTTTGGTTCAAGCTACTTTATGGCGTGATTCGAAAGATGATAAGCCAGCAGTTTCCAACATAGCATTTGGATCTAGGGAAACTTACATGCCCAACATGAAAAAATGGTATTGCGAAGATACTGCCAGCAGTAGTTTGGGTAGGGCAATCATAATTTTAAAAGGTAGCAATAAGACAGCTACAAAAGATTCAATGAAAGTAGTTCAAGCAGATCAGAAACAAAATGAGTATGAAAAGAAGCTTGAACAAAGGCGTTATGGTGCGCCCGGCACTAAATCCGCAGCTGTTGAGGATGCTTTAAGAGCTTCATTCGCAGTTGAGAATAAGCAAGATGATCCACAGGCTTGGTCGGTTGCTGAGGCAGTTGATGCAATAGGCAGTTCAACACCTAAAGAGCCACCTGCTTGCGAGCATGGTCATATTCTTAAACAAGGTATTTCTAAAACAGGCAAGCCTTATTATGGTTATGTTTGCAAGGGCAAAGTTACCGAACATGCTAAATGGGCAAAGATGACTGCTAATGGCCATTGGTTCTTTGAAGGGATGGAGTAATGGGATACATTGCTTTTATTAATGGTAAGGGCATTCAGGTGGTTATGGATGATAATGGTGTCCATCTTGAGCAAACAATTATCAAATGCGAGGTTTGCGATGATGACAGAGTATTCAAGGATGGCACATGTTTCAAATGCCACGAATTGATTAACTATGACAAGCCCAACTAGTTTTAAGTGTAATGGTTGCAAAAGAGCCACAGAGTTTTTGTGGCTTGATGCCATCGATATGCCTGATGGATTTAAGACATATCAGTGCATGGATTGTGGATGTGTTGGAGTTAAGAATGTAGTTGAAGCCTTATCTGTTCCTGACTCAGACATAAGTAGATGCGATAAGTGTGGATCTTGGCAGTTTAAGGAAATGCCTTGTCATACATGTAATTTGATTGGAGCAAAGTAATGCCGACCTATGAATACAGCTGCAAAGAATGTGGAACATTTGGATCAGTGCATAGGACTTACAAAGAGGATGATAGTGGCATGAATTGTCCTAGATGTAAGACTGCTATGGCTAGGATATTTACAGCTCCAGGCATTTCATTTAAGGGTGATGGATGGGCAGGTAAAAGCAAATGACTGAAGCAGGATACGATCAGACTTGGAATGAAACAGATGACTTACGCATTACGACATGCCGTCTGACCTGCGGTTTTGTTAGATGATTTGGAGGCGTATGCTACCCTTAAACGCAAATTCGCTTTCAGAGCGAAAGGGCGATCTGCGAAGCAGAAAGATCGCAAGGTTTGGTTTGGTGATATCTCTGTCCTTAGGCCTGACAATAGCCTTTCAAGAGAATGATTCCGTAGCTCTTAAACCTAAAACTACACACTTCAAACAATACGCATTCATACAGTTAAACCATGACTTTAAAGAGTTTTATTGTTTAGATGAGTTATGGCATAAAGAAAGTAGATGGGATCATAAAGCTAAGAACAAGAGATCAAGTGCTTATGGTATTCCACAGATATTAGGATTAAAAGAAACTGATCCGTTTAAGCAAATAGACAAAGGACTACGCTATATTGAGCACAGACATTCTGGATCTCCTTGTCAAGCGCTTGCATTCCATAATCGTAAAGGCTGGTATTAGTGAGTAGATCTGCATTAAGAGATAGTGGTAGCACTAGACAATGGCGCAATATAAGAGAGCGAATACTTAGACGCGATCAGTTTATATGCCAGTATTGTGGACAAGAAGCCAATACAGTAGATCATGTAATACCTAGAAGGCTTGGTGGTTTAGATAGTGATGATAATTTAGTTGCAAGTTGTCGTAGATGTAATTTATCGAAGGGTGGGCGGTTTTTTGTGAGCAAGAGAACACCACCGACCCCCCGTTCCT